GAAACATGATGAATGATATGCAGAATAAACTTGATGAAATAAAACATCAATCTCTTTATTCTTGCAAACAAATCAAAGATATATTAGTTTCTGACTCAAAAATAAAAGACAAACAGAATATTACATATCAAAAAGCGTGCTCCTTATTTATAGATGAACTAAATTCCGAAGGTAGGGAAAGTTATGCAGTATTGATTGAAAGGAGCTGCAGATACTTCACAGAATTTACAAGAGGAGAAATACCCATGTCAGATATAACACCCAATATTATTGACGGATTCTCAAGATATCTGAAAACGAAAAAAAACATAGGGAACACAACAATAGGAATGATGATGTCTCAAATAAAAGCGGTGATCAATAGAAATATAAACTCTGGTTCTGTGAGATACGAAATACATCCGTTTGCTTATAAGAAAATCCCTAAATCTCCAATTAAAGAAGTAGATATAGCCTTAGAAAGCCTTAATATGATAAGAAATAGTAATCCCAAAGAAAAAAAGTATATTGTGGCAAGGGATGTTTTTATGCTTTCTTTTTATCTCGGTGGAATGAACTTAATAGATTTGATGAATACTCGTTTTACTAGCGATAAAGTAGATTATGTAAGAATTAAAACGAAGCTTAAAACTGAAACAGAACAACATTGCTTACTTCCTATTACTGATCCAGCAAAAGAAATAATAGACAAATGGATAAACAACAAAACAAAGAAATTGGATTTCGGATATAAGTTTTCTTATCACAATTTCTCAAGATACATATGCAGGTCTATTTCTGAGCTTGCAAAGGAGGTAGGAATAAAGGAAAAAGTTGTATTTTATTCTGCCAGAAAGTCATTTGCTCAATACGCATTTGACTTAGGAATACCAGACAATGTGATAGACTACTGCCTTGCTCATTCAGATAAAAGCAGAGGCATTGTCAGGTACTATGCTAAAACGAGATTTAAGCAAGCGGAAATAGCTATTAAAAGAGTTATTGACTATATAAATAATCCAAGCAAATATAAAGAGTATATAGAGATGAAAGCAGATATAATGTTGATGAAAACATAAAGGCAGCCTAAAAAGCTGCCTTTTTACACAAAAACTGGATAGATCAAAAGAGGATGTATCCTCTGCTTTTGGTAATTTCATTGTTAGCACTGCAAATATACAAAAATGTGCATTATATTTCTTCCAATTTTGCTCTAAATTTCCGGAACATATCAATAGTAGGGTAAAACGTCGGATTCTCCCAGTTCTTAGAGATCATTTGGATCATTGCCTCTATATGACTTTTGCAGTCTATTACTTTGATGCATTTGTCCAGGACCAGTCCGCCTTCCGGGTAGGTCTTGTTATTTAATGTATTCTGCGCCCAGGTGAGCAGCTCTCTGATCGATTCTTGATCGTATTTGTTTTCTTCTTCCATCTTACTGAGTTATTACCAGCTTTATATTCAAAAAATCCAGAATCTTTTCAATCTTCTCTTGTCCTAAATTCGTTTTTCCGTTAAGAAACAAGGACATGGTACTCTTTGTTACTTCTACATGCTCCGCAAGATCCTTTGATTTGACATTGCGGAGCTTCATTGCCTCTTTGACTGTTTCCCGTATCATCATTCCATTTTCCAATTAATTTGATCTTCAATAGCTTGGTCTAATGTAAAGTCGCATTTAGGGTATTCAGCCTCTCCAAAACCTGTACGGAGATCAACAAACCAGCTTTCTTCATTCTCACTGATTATCGCATTCTCAAAACCTTCTACTGTTTTTTCTATAATTGTTTTCATATCTTTATTATTTAGTTGTTGATACTTTGTTTCTTATTTTGATGCTACAAAGATACGAATAGTTTCTGTAATATCAAACTTTTAAGACTGAAAAGTTTCGATTATATCAAACTTTAACATTTGGATATAAAAAAGCCCGGCATGTTGTATACCGGGCGATTCCATTTTAAAAGAGGCGTTATAAATGGAAAGGAGCTATTTTTTCTTTGCATCTTTCTGATGATATAAAGGTATACTTTTTAATCCATCAATATGTTCATATAGATCATTTTCGATATGTTCGCAATGCATAGGATCAAGAACAAAATCAATCCCTTCACGTCTAGCCAATTTTGCAGCAGGGACAAAATCTGAATCTCCAGAAATAAGAACGATTTTATCTACAAAACCTTTTAAAGATAAAGAAGCGATGTCAACACCAATTTTCATATCAATCCCCTTTTGACGCAATTCATAATATACGTCATCCGCATTAATGTCATCAAGAGAAATCTCTTTCTTTAATAATTTTCTCATTGTGTTATCATAGAAAAGCCATCTTTTGCTTTCCTTAATATTACCTAGACGCAGAGCGACTTTTCTCTTTTTCTTAAGTTCGTTTATTAACTCACTTCTGCGGATAGCCTCTTCTGTTTTAGAAAAGTCTATGCATTTATTAGAGACAGGATTATGTATCTTTTTGGCGAATGGTACACAATCATAATAAAAAATGCGATATAAATAATTATTTTTCCCTACATGAGAATGGGATATAGTATATAAATCATTGGCAATAGTTAATGCTGTCTTTTTGCCGGACTTATTATACATTGCATTATAGCGTTTTATAAAATACCCACCATCAATTAATATGGCAACTCTTATAGGGGTTTCTGTGTACGATGTATTTGGACGCGTTTTCATAAAATAAAAAAATGGCCTTTGGTTAGGCATGCCCATTATCAAGAGGGGGACAAACGTAAGCCAAAGGCATAATCATGTGCTGCAAATGTATGAATTTAATTTGTATCTGCAAAAGGTAGAAGATAAATTGCAATAAAAAATAGATTATTTTATATGTTTTACACTCATCAAGTTACAATATCAATTATACACACAAAGATATAACCCTTGCAATAATTGCAAGAGGAATCAGCCAATACAACCACCTTTCTAGGCGTTCCATAGCATCACAAGCAGGAGCCGGCAGAAATCCGAGTGATACCGGTCGTCGGCCTGTTCAAGCAATATGTCCAGCTTATCGTTTCTCATTTTCGAGCACTGTTTTTATTCGTTCTTCAGTAAATCCAAATCGGGAGGCAAACTTTTTGAAAGCCTGCAACCTATTGCCTGGAATAAGAGCATACATACTGTTGATAGGCGTATCACTCTTTAATGCTTTCTTAATTTCTTTATTCTTCATGGATTAGCGTATTAAATGTTTGACCTTGTTTTTACAGCAGTCACACTCACATAGCAATGTCTTAGCATACTCCCATGTCTTTTCGATGATATCATCTCCGATATACTGAATTTCCTCCCCGTAAGGGTCTATACCGAACGCCTGGCAAATATGAGTAGCCATGTGCCCGCATTCATGCCGCCAAGACTTGGCAAATTCCTTTGGGGACGAAGTAAGGGCAATGACCATTACTGTTTCCCGGGTGCCGAAGTTGGAATAAGTAACTCCGGTATTCAAATTGCCGGAGCTAATATTCTCATACGCAGTACGAAGCATATCACCGTCGCAACCGATGGAATGCATATTATCCAGTATTTCCTCTGTATAATATGTATCTACTGCATAATATACCATGCAGCTCCATTCATACTTGGGTAATGCAAACCGTTGTCGTATCATTCATCAAAGCATTTCGTCCCATTCAATAGGTTCTCCGGCAGCAATCATTGTCGCATACCATCTTCTCATCGTTGCCCCGTCAGGAGCATCAGGGTCATCAATTGTATCCTTTATATAAAGAGCCAAATGCGCTTCGTCGGGAATAGATGACTTCAGATAATCTGCCTTACCCATGTTGGCTACATAAACATAATCATATAGCGCATTATTTTCAAGCTTTATGCCATAGCGGGTAAGCAACTCATCTACTTTTTCTTTCGATATCGGTTCAATCCGCTCTTTTTTACCGGTAGAAGGATTAAGCTTTTTCATGAGCGACACTGCAAACTCGCACATTTTCTTGTTGAAATGCCAGCCGAAGTTAGACAAGTAAGCTTCCATTTCTTCCGGTCTTCTATCTCTTATATCCAAAGGTTCTCTCCTCATGATTAAATAAAGTTATAGGGAGCAGAAATGATCCACCCCCTAATTAAACATTAACGATAACGGGAATAGCGTCCTGTACCACGTACACCGCGTCTTTCGCCATAGCCGCCACGACCGGAACCGCCACCATAATCACCACGTTCGCCCATCTCGTCATAGCGGTCGTCGTCATCGTCATAATAACGTTCACGTCTTCCCATGCTTTCACCACCGGATAATTCTTCGATGCATTGCATCAGCTTACCACCGTATTTAAGCATCTTTTCAGCGTAGTCGGACATTTTCTCGACCTTGCTCTCGGAAATCTCAATCATCATCATACTATTGTTTTTTAGAATTGTTACTACCAGATGCCTTTTCAGAAGACTTGAAGAAATCAGCCATCATAGCCTTCAATTCGCTAAGTTCTTGCCGAAGCGCTTTATTTTCCGCTTCCTGACGCTGGCGTTCTGCAAATTCCGGATTAAGTACCTGAAGCATCTTGTCGCATGACTCCATGACGGAACGATGATGATCGACACTGCCCAATATCTCCGAGGAGCGGTTGCGCATGGCGGCAACTTCTGCATTCATCGATTCCCTTGAGCCGGATATTACCATATTCCCACCTCCGGGAAAGTTTGCATCAGCAATGTCAGACATTGCAGGTATTTTCTGAAATGTAACAGTTTGCTCACCAACCTTGATGGTCACATCAACCACCATTCTAGGAGGCTGTCCATAAGGGAGAGGCTGCTGCATAAACTCAGCAACCGGTGTAGAAACTCCGGAGACGGAGCCAACTTCTATGTATGGAGTGTTATCCTTGTGTAGGATAAAAAACTCGCTGTTTACTCTTAGATTCTGAAAAGGCATAATTTATTAACTCTTTAAAGAGCGGGATTACTCCCGCCCATTATTTTAAACTACTCCGGTAAGAATTTGCAATGTGTTGCTACCTGATTCGTAGTAGCACAGATAAATTCCGGTACCGGTAATATCCGAAGCAGTAACATCTGCGCCGGCAATCGTAGTCAGTGCTTGAGTAGCACCGTTGGTATCAAAAACTACCGGCAATATACCGGTAGTACCGGAAGGGATCGGCTGTGCCAAACGGAACAGAATCAATCCGCTAAATGGAGCAGAAAGGAACGGATGATTCCGGAAAGAGAAACGTACGTTGGTAGTACCTACGGTAACACCTGTACTTTCCAATCTGGGAATACCATTCTTATTTGCCATGATAAAAGGACTAATGAATGCCATATAATGCCTCCTTCCTTTTATCCCCAACCATTAAAATTGCCCCATGCTCCAATACCATTGTAAAGACCATACTGAGCTGCAACGCAAGAAGGAATCCCTACAACCGGACTATAAGGCACCTTCGCTACTTCCGGCTGGTTACATTCGATTTTTGCAAGACGAGTACTCAAATCATTTAAAGCTGCACCAAGAGGAGCCGTTGCCTGTCCGACAATCTGAGAGGTCATAGCAGAACTCTTAAATGTGCTATTCTCCTCACGAAGTTTATCAATCTTGTTCTGCATTTCACGCATTTCAGCCGCACGCTGGCCGGCAAGAATCTGCTGGGTGCTATCCTTGATGGAATTTTGCAGATCACAAGTCTGACGTTGAGTTTCATATGCAACAGAAGCAAAGCCTCTTTCCTGACCAGTCGCAACACCGTTAATGGCATTTTGCAATGTGTTTGTTTGCTGACAGATCGCCAGACGGTTTTCGCAGCAGCATGAAGCAATCTGTTGAGCGATCTGACAGTTACCCTGCTGGATAGCATTGATAATCTGCATTGAGCTTTGACCAACCTGATTTCCTACCTGTTGCACCTGTGACATCACCCCATTGATAGCATTCTGAACCTGACCGATTGAACAGTTCAAATTAGTAGCCAGATTGTTGATTGCCTGTCCGTTCCCCTGAATTGCACTCATAAGTAACTCCCTTCCTGCATCGTTGTTAATTAAGTTAGGGATACCGGCTCCGGCAAATCCGCCACCGTTTCCGCCATCTCCATTGTTTCCCCATCCATTGCGTCCGAAAAGGGGGAATAGGAAGAAGAGGAAGATTATCCACATGAACCATGATCCATCACCACCAAATCCGTTGTTGTTCTTTCCTTGCATAGCAACCAACAAGTTGGGATCAATACCTTTCTGTTGCAATAATGGAGCAAGCATAGCCATCATTCCATTACCGCCACCGCTCCCGCCTGATTCCGGGAAAACGTAAGTCTTTGTTTCACTCATATTAATATACAATTATAACACGGTCAATATCAACCGCATCACAAAAGTATATAATAGAAACTGCGTAAATCAGAGCTCATTTTCAAGCGATTTGCGAATATTTTGCAGATATATTGCAATCATTTTGTTCGTTGTTTTTCGGCTCTCAAAAGTAGATATCAGGTAACGTATACTGGCTGATGTTTTGCGAAGCAAAGCGGCGATCTGTTCAGGGTACAGACCGAATTCAGTAAGGAAGAACACTACAATGGAGCGGGCATCGACAACCTCAGTCACTTTACTTGATGAAAGGATTAATTCTGTGGAAACTTCAGTTTCTTTTCCTACAAGGTTCAATATTTCGGCAAAAATCTCTGACTTACACATGGTAATTAATTTTTTTGTTGTACTTTTGCCTTTGCCAATCAGTACATACACCAAAAGAACAAAAGCATACTTCGGAATGTTAAGGATATTATACCCCCTGACACAACCGATGTATGCTTTGGTGTATTAAAGTATTGATTGGCGTCAACTTTAATGTGTCGGGGGTTCTTTTTACTCTGCCCCCCCAAAGAGCTACATTTGTTATGATAACCGGCCTTCTACTTACCGGATAAACTTAGTGCTTAGTATAATTAATGCTTCATTTTAGCCTCCTTTCTTTTAAAACATTTTTCCATTGGAAATTGTTATGTAAGTAAAACTTAAACTTTTCATACCGGAAACGGTCTGCGAAGATAGTAGTTCCGGTAATTTACCACATAAACAAGTTATAACTAACTCCGGCACCGAAGTACAAACCACCCGGATAACTATATCCTGCCTGCAAGCCCAATCCCAAGCGTTTTCTTTTCTGTACAGGAGTAAGAGTGATGATCTTATTGTCTCTATACACTTCCATGAAGTCAAGGGTCGGCTTATATCCACTGACTACCGCCCGGTAATCATCGGTCTTATACTCCTTGCTTGTGATCGGTATCAGTACCGGAATAGA